AGACCTTGATTGTCTGTCATAGGTTGAATGTCACTACTGACTGTAAATCCTGTTGAAAAATTGTTATCTTGGTCTAATATTCCTTGTTGTCTGAGTACTCTTCTTTGCCTTTTTGTTAATCGTTGCTGTTGTTGTGCAGGCATGAAACATCCTTATGGTTATCTAGTTTGAATTTTAGACCCCGGATTGTTTTTATGAATGTTCTTCATTAGTGAGTTAAAACTATCAGGAGTCTTGATTACTCCCATACGATGTGGATCACCAAGAGCAGGTGCTTTGGTAATTGTTTGTCTGATATGGGGATTGGTAGAGAGGTAGACTTCACGTTCATCCATCTTCATAATCTTCTCAAAATTCTCACCCGTTTCAGTGTTCTCAAACGTGTATATAGGCATTAAATGCTCCAGTATTATTAAAAGAAAAGACAGCAATGGCTGTCTTCATAGTGTACCCATCTAATGAATATTTATACTTCAAACACTCTCTCAGACCAACATTTCGTAAATTTCTTTCCAGTTGTCTACTTTAGTTACATCTTCATGTGAGTAGTCTTTACTGAAAGGATGGGTCATCAGTATAGCGTTTAAACCCATATTGGCACCTAATTCTGCGTTCTGTGGCTTATCTTCAACCCACATACACCCAGTATCTAGATAGGGTAACAGTGCATCATCTTTATCAGCGCCAGTGTCTAAGCACACCAACTTATCGAATGCAGTTTTACCAAACAAATTTTCAAGATTTAATTTCCTTAATTGACCCGCATGTCTATCAAGACTAAGACTAGTGATACAATGAAACACGTATCCAAGTTCTTCATGGATCTTTTTAACGTATTTGACAGAATCCCTTAGAGGAGGTAGACAACACATAGTGGCACTTTGATTGAAGTACTTAACGAGTTCTTTAGACTTCTCTTTAGAAATTCCATAAGTGGTGTGAATGTCATAGCATTCATCTGGACTAGCTAATTGCTTATATCCATGTTGTTCCATCCACATAGCAAAACTATGTAGCCAGTCGACCAGAACTCCATCACAGTCAACTAAAATAATTTTTTCATCTTTTTTCATATTATAACCTCATTTCTATAGTTAATATAGCATACTTTTATGCTATTGTCAAGCGGTTATTTAAATTTAACTGAAAAAATTTTCTTTCTGTTTATTCTTTTGGCGTCTTGCCTTTTGAATACTCGCTCTGCGTTTGTCGTATCGTTTGGAGTCCTTCTTTCGAAAGCGCATGTCTTCGTCCTTTAAGGACTCCTCTTCGATCCATTCACGGAACTTCTTACCTTTAGCCATTGGTGATGTCTCACTTGTACTCTGGTGACTTTATGGGTGAATTACTCTTCTACTTTTTTCTTTGGTGGGCGTCCACGCTTCTTTTTCGCAGGCGGCATATCCACAGGATCGCTAATGATTTCGCCAAAAGCTTCGTTGATTGTATCAGCAGTCAACTCGGGAAATGGGCGCTTCTCTAGCATTTGAATAAGTAGCTTTGCATCATCCTTGTCTACCGTTTCAAGCATCTGAATGAACAAGGACTCTTTCTTAATTTGAGAAAGGTTTTCTCCTTCTTTCATTTCAGTGACAAAGTATGCTAATTTTCTTGCTTCACGATATAACATGCCATGCGATTCATTTACAACCGATGGCGTATATGGTGGTGCAGACGATGGAATTGAAAAACTCCATTTATTGTCATACATTAAGATAAGGATGTTTCGCAACTCCTTACTGTTATTTTTTTGTAAATATGCGACTTGTTCAGATGTATCCTTCAACTCGCAAACTCCAGCAGTAATTTCTGCTAATGATAGTGTAGTCATATTTAAAACTCCGATATGCTTTCCATTAAGTTTCTTAGTTTATTTTTAATGAAGTAGTTCAACAACTGGCTTCGATCTTTTGAATTTTCTGCCAAGTATTCTTTTAGAACTTGATCTTTGATTTTATCTGGAACTTCTTCCAAATCAATCACTGCCTTGTTCCTCAAGTAGTTGCGTTTTACTTCATCATCCATATTATTTATATCAGTCCAATCAAGCAATCTCTTCTTAGTGATTGGGCGTTGTCTGATGTTCATAACAAAGGTATTATCTGGAGATAAGATGTTTGGCACACCATCACCAGAATCTCCTTTGATAATGTGTTCATGTAGATACTTTTCTGGATTAGAGTTTGAGATCCAACGCTTACGTGTCGGGTCATATTGCTTCACGTTGGCGTACTTGTGCAACTGAATGTAATCTTTGTCTCCTGATAAAATCAAGATAGGATTACTTCCAGTGTTTAGTTGTTCGCCCTCTTTATGAACAATCGTACCAATGATATCATCTGCTTCAGCAGTTTCAATTTGAATTACTCTATAAGGGAAGAACTCTTTTAGTTCATCACGAATCTTATTGAGTGCCTGAAAGATTGTATTCCAATCTAGTTCTGACTCGGTACGTGCTTTCCTACGATTTGCTTTGTAGTACGCATATACTTGCCGTCTCCAGTAATTCTTATCATCAGCACAAATTATAAGTTCACCAAATTCTCGGTGAAACTTTTGTCTATTAAATCTCAGAGAATTGAGGATCATATGTCTAAGCATATTCTCATCAATCTGAGCATTCTGGTGATTTCCCATCTGCATCATCATGTTGGAAATCATAACTTGGTTTAGATCAACCAGTATCATAATTTTCTCCTAGTTTGAATTATTGATATTACTAATATAACACAAACTATTAGGTATGTCAAGTAAATTTTAAGCGGGATCCTGGTCGTCTGACATCTCATCCAGGAATTCAAATAAAGCAGTCTCGCAATCCATTTCTGAATCAGCAAACACTCTCTCTGATACAGCTTGGAAATGATAGTCTTCTCCTATCGATCTATGTATCAACGCTCTTATGGTTTCTATCAATACCATAATGTCGAGTACAGTTTCATAGTTTTCAGTGACATCAAATCCCAACTCTGACATTGCCGACACTACGTCATGGGCAACATCAATCGAAAATCTCATAGCAATCTTTTTATTGAGTTCGGTTACGTTATCTTGGAGATCAGATATTTCATCCGATCTCTTATCTTTATATTTTGCAAAGTCGATAACATTCGTCATTTGATTATCTTTAAGATGACGGTATCTCTATTGATACGTCCATCAGTTTGGGACTCTTTGGTCTTTAAGGCTCTGAACTCTTTAAAAGCTTTCGCTTTGGTAGCCTTACCAATAGTCTCTATCATTGCCTCTGGCTTTCTCAGCATCTTTTTGATTGATGCTTCTAGATCATAGCCGTGAATCGTACTGCCTTTCACTATAAAGCCGTCTCTTCGATCAGATACAAGATACTTCATAACACGTGTCTTCGTATTGAAGAGGTAAATGCCTTGCGCTCCAACAATTTGTTCGGGCGGCACACTCGCAATCTTATATTCAGACGATTCTTTGAGGTATAGCACCTTCGCAACTTGCTTACTCGCAGGCGTTGGCTTTTTGGCACGAGGCTTGCGGGTCGCTTTCTTGCTGACAATATACTTCTCACAGTCTGTAATGATATCAGAGATAAACTTGTAAAAGGCTTTTTGCTGGCGAACTGTCATGTGACTATATCCCTCAACGAGGTCTTCAGTCTTATCTTCGATCAACTCACGCATTTCTTCTTTGACGGGCTCATAGAACTTGATAGTATCTCTAGCCGTTTGAGCCGCAGTGTTGACTTTCTTCATCTCATTATAGATAGACCACTTAGAGTCGAGTTCTCCTGTCGTAAACTCATCAACACGCCCTTCGATCTCTCCTACGAATTCGGCAGTCTTTTCTGCGAGTAGTTCTTGAGGAGTCTTACGCTTTACCGGCTTTACTGGCTCATCATTTTCATCTAACTTAACGTTTGCTTCACGATTTATTCTACCAGTCTCTAGTAACTCTTCAACGTGTTTCATTTGAAACTGTTTACTTGACTCGGGCAGAACGCAACCATTAAGTTCCATCTTGCATAAGCTGGACATCGTTGAAGTACATCTCCAAGCTTCAGCGGCTTTGAAGTCTTCAACTCTTTCTGGCATGTGTTCTTTCATCCAAGCAAGCATCCAAGACTGAAAGGATTTCTTCTCATAGAAGTATCCGTAGTGCCGCATCGTCTCTGTAATTTTCTTCTGATAAACATCAGCCGGGACATCAGACCACTCAGTAGTCTCATATCCAATATGACCCTCTTCGATAGAACGTTGGGTCTTACCTCTGCGAGGCAATCTTGTCTTTGTTTTAGCTTTAGCCATGTGCTACTCCATCAAGTTATAACGTATATTAACACACTCTGATTTATTTGTCAACCATTATTTTTGATTGCAAAATTTATTAGCAGTTCGTTCCACTGGTAGGATCGCTGTTTCCAATCATATATGCTATCGACTAGTTTCTTTTGATCTATGAGTGTTCGCATCATTGATCGTCTAAGTCCACTATGATTATATATGTTGAGGGCATTGTCAAGTTCACGTGTAAAATGTATACTGTGTTGCATTTTATCCTCGTGATAACCATACATGGCAGTCATATCAAGTGCCGTCTCAGGTAAAGATCCATAAGACGAATGTATGCACATACAGCCAGATGACATCGCTTTGATTAGAGGTGTATAAGATACCTCTGGATAATTGGTGGGATATACAAATATATGGCTTTGATTATAAAGTCCGTTTAAGAGTTCTTCATCTACGCTTTTATACCATTTGATTTTAGGGTTAGACGTAAGTTCCTTTATCATGGTATCGCCGTCTCTACCAGCTATAGGTCTGGCACAGACAACTAATCGTGCATCGGTATACTTTCTTTTAGTCAGTTTCTTGAATGCCGATAGGACTATATCGAGTCCTTTATCCATATCACCAACATAAAGTAGTCCTACTCCTTTTCTGGGTTTCTCAACCAGAGGCATAAGATCAATGGCATTTTTCATTACGATTCCGCTAGAATAGGGAACATCAAGAAATAGGTTGTACATCTGTTGTTGCCAGTGACTGAAGAATACAATAGCATCATATCCTTCTAAGTCACTAGCATCAACTTGATCAGGTGAAAGATGAGGTATTAGAATGTTAATATACTCTTCTTCAACTGAGTTGAAATTAATCTGCGGAAGAACCGTCGGGTTGACATCTCTCTGAATAAGATTGATGATCGAACCCGAACAATTTTCGTTTAGCAGATTAGGCGGCATTGAGTAAACTTCCCGCAGGAATATCTACTCCGTTCACCAACTTAAGGCTGTCCCATCTAAATGAGCGCCATCCATTGGCTTCAGTGTCCCAAACAGGCAGGGCGAAATCGCTTTGCTTCTTTGAGTTTGTAGGTGCATTTTCATACACAATAAAATCGTCACTTAATGTAGCAACCATTTTACGTAGAGTACCGTCAGCCTTGATGAACTCAAGATCAACTTTACCCGCTTTCAGGCTTTCCAAGATATCGTTTCTAGTCATTATCATTTTCCTCACTTTCTTTAGTTATAAAATCATTCACTTTCACAGCGAACTCCTGGTATCCACCAACGTGTTCTTCTCCCCACATTATCTGCGGGACAGTTCTCACATTAGGGAATTTCTTTGAGAACTCATCGAACCCAATGTCATCGACTAAGATATAGTCGTGTTCTAGGTTCATGCTCTCACATAGTTGCTTTGCTTTTAAACACCAAATACAATTTGATGAGCCGTATATTTTAATCATAGATGTCTCCATTATTTTTATTATGGTTAAGGGAGCATCGAATGTGTTCAAGTTTTTGTTCACGTGGCCATTCTTTAAGATAGTCGTTATCTCTATCAAAAGCTTCGATTACTTCATCTTCACTGATCACACGGTGATCTATGATATGTTCGCCAATCCACTTCTGAGAAAAGTCTTCTACCTCTTCACAAGTCACTGCGTCTAATGCCCACTCTTCTTGAACAGGCATGTCGGGATTTGACTTCTGAAGTTCTTCCATCGACATCACGTATCGCATTCTGAAACTTGATATAGTTTCCACAATAACATAGTCTTTTTTCAAACTCATCTTATTCTCCTCTTCACGGTACCGTCTAAGTATGTAGTCATAATAACCTTCACGCATACGCTTCCTTTCCTAATTGTGTATAATCATACACTAAGCATAGGAGTATGTCAAGCACTAAAATAAATTTTTTACATTA